GGCCCGATACAAATCCAAACACAGCAACCCCACCCATGATCATGTACATCCATTTAGTTTTAAATTTTTCTAATTCTGATATCTTGCCTGCAAGCTCTCGGTGTTGATCACAGCTTTGTTCATGCATGTCTTTGAGGGCAAGGTGCAATGATTCGCCTGTTCGATCCAAACAGTCGTGTAGATTTTTCACGTCCTCTTTGAGTTCGCCTAGTTTTTCTTCTATGTTATCTACTTTTGTTTCAACTACACTTACACGCTCAGGTAGTGTAGCCAATTGTGCTACTGCTTCTTTAGTTGCCATCAGGCTCTCCGTTATGTTAAGTCAAGTTCCCGCTGGGACATGTGCCTAAGTTTAGATTGCCTATGTGATGTGCCTTTTACCATGTATTTATTGTCTAACGTGAAAAACAATGTTCTTACCTGGATCGGAGGTATTAAACACAGCAAACTCTTGCTCCATTAGCTCACCAAGTCCAGATATGTAGGGCACTAAATGGAAGTCTTGTTTTAGATAGCCCACTGGATCACCATCGACTTCATAGAGTGCATCGTCTCGTTCGGTTGAAAAGTCAAATCGCCAAACACGTATAATTTTGTCAGTGTCAAAGCCTATGAGTTTACCGGCGACTGCTGTGACCACAGGTTTTTGACTGTAATGAATATTTGTTCTTATGCCAAGTATTTGTAGTATTGTATTAAAATTTTGCTCTCGCCATCGGTCCTGTTCTTTGCCAGGTTCATTACGATATTGCCCCGTGTGAGTAATATCAACTAATGTGTATAATTTGTATTCCATACACTATTTAAACAGTCGTAAAAAAGCCCACTGTAAAAGTGGGCTTAGTCTTCCCATCCCTGAGAATTAAGCGAATGTACCTAGTGCGGCACCAACGAAAATACCTGGGTTAGCGGCTGTACCAGTTGCAGTAACAGTTGCTGAACCACCGGTGTTCATTGAAGCACCGATTACAGCTTCCATTGCATTGTAAGTTGTACCTGCGGTGTTGCTTGATGTTGTAGCATCGTTGACTGTGTCGCCGGCTACTAGAACCAAGAATGATGTAGCGTCTGGAACACCAACTACATAAACTTCGGCCATTGTTTGCAGTCCACGAACACAGCGACTAAACACGCTGTCAGAGTCTGCGTATGTACCTGTTGCGCCGTCTGTACCTTTAGTTAGGTCGTTTGTACCGCCAGTTGTAACGACTTTAAGTAAACGTAGGCTACGTGTACCGAAATTGCTAAATGCTGGACCTGTTGCGTATTGATCTTGTGCTGGCATGCGGCCATAATTGGCCGCTACTGTTGTTGCTATTAATGATGGCATAATTGTTCTCCTCTATATGCTTAACTTAACTGCCCTCTGCAGTTGTGTATATGTATTTAGTGAGATCACGTAAAATTAAGCCAAAAAGGTTAATTTCCTGGGCCTGCGTTTTTACTTTCTTGGATTTTCTTAATGCCGCGTGTGAATTTTGCGGGTTCACCTGTTCTAATGGCGTTGATAAAGCGGCGTTCTAGTTCTGCTGCTTGTTCAATATCGTAGTTTTCTTTGATAAGATTCAGCAGATTTACAGCACTCTGGATAAGGTTTGTGCCCCTAGATTCTATGACTAGATCTTTATCGCGGCTAACACCCAAGTCCGATAGTTCTTGTAGAATTGACCTTGTACTTTTACGCATTATAGTGACCCTTGTAGTATATTTAACATCTCTGTAAAATAAAATAGTTTTTATCTCTGATGCCAGTGGTAAATACTTATACACAGGAGACACACAATGTTAGCACTATTCAAACGAATAATCAAATGGTTTGAGCCCTCACAACAATCAGATGTAGAACGTTTCATCCAAACTCGAAACCCCCAACACCCCGGCGACATTGATAGACTGCTCTATGAGTACAATTATAGACAGCAAGGTGGTGGACTATGAAACAGTTCCTTCGTGCAGTTTATACAGCCATCATCGACTCTAGAAAACAACAAGCTGACCTTTATGCTAGAAACTCTGCTATCGGTTGGTATTAAAGAATACGTCTTGTCAAAGACGTTGCTTATATATGACAATACATATATAATACACACATGCTGAAAAGGAAGTAGGCATACAGACATTACACACAGGAGATTAATATGTCATTAGAAACACCTAAATTACCAGAAGTTAAATTCAACAAGAACGGCTACGAGATTCGTACAGATATTTTAGACATGGCCAAGAGCATGGTTAGTGAAGAATTTCACGCCAAGTGGCACGGTTGGGAAATGAGTTCAGCTAAAGATCCAAGTACAGGTAAGTTGGTTACCACAGTTGGAATGCCAGAGTTTCCAGGAATCGATAAGGTTCTAGAAGCCGCTGAGAAAATGTATGGCTTTGTTAATCAAAGCACAAAAAAGTAAGCATAGCTTCATCGCCAGAATAGCGTAACATTCACTAGCACCTTCGGGTGCTTTTTATTTGGCTAATAATTACGAGCTTGAGTAGACAAATTCGCCAGTTGTGGGATTATAGTATGTGGGTCTAAATCCGGCCGCGGCCATGCCAGCAGCCGATCCACCATCACGCACAGGTTTCACTGTGAATGTGTTGGCGGTGGTTTGATTTAACTGAGCACCAGTAGCGTTTAATATAATTGAGTTGGTGGCTTGATTGGTATAACCAGCGAAATAGCCAATGGCCACTGCTGAAATGCCTTGTGAGGTTAATCCAGCGTTGTAACCGAGTGCCACTGCTGTGCTGCCTTGACTGGTTTGGCCAGCTTGGAGCCCAACTGCTACACTATAAGCACCTTGTGTGGTTTTTCCAGCACCTTCGCCAATGGCCACTGATTCGGTGCCTTGTGTGGTTTTTCCAGCTTCGAGACCAATGGCAACTGCGTTTACACCTTGTGAGGTTTCGCCTGCCTGTTTGCCAATGGCCACTGAGTTGGTGCCTTGTGAGGTCAAACCAGTATCGAGACCAATAGCAACAGAGTTATTACCTTGTCCATTATGACCGGCCCCTGAACCGATGGCCACCGAGTAAGTACCTTGTCCAGTGGAACCAGTATTGAGACCAATGGCCACTGCGCTAGCACCTTGCGAGGTTGTGCCAGCTAAGTAGCCAACGGCCACTGCGGATGTGCCTTGAGTGGTGTTGCCAGCCTGCTGGCCAACGGCCACTGAGTAGTTGCCTTGTGTGGTTTCGCCTGCCTGTTTGCCAATGGCCACTGCATTGGTGCCTTGTGAGGTCAAACCAGCACTTTGACCAAATGCCACTGCATCACCCGCGGTATCTTTTATCACTGCACCGTTTGTTAGTGTTACTGAACCAACACTTTGACCAAATGCCACACCACCCGCAGTGGCACCGTCTGATAGTTTCAACGTTGCAGTGGCGGTGTCGAAGAATATTTCGCCTGTTCGGCCCACATAGGTTGAGGCTGATGGGGTAATGGCTTTGCTAGTTAGTTTACGTGTGGGCATAGTGTTCTCCGTTAGAGACAATAAACACCGTAATTAGTTAGAAAACAGTACGAATTGTATTTGTACTTATTTAGTTATTGTCTACAACACCCTGCGATCTAGCAAGATATATTCTATGAGAGGCTACTCTTAGCATTATGCAAATCCTGTAACTAAACTAGCACAGTATTTGTACCGTCGGGTGCAAGTCCAAATTGTCATAATCCGCTCTCTTTAGTATATTTACCGTTTTATGGGTATCCAAATCTTGTTCGATATGTGGTTCGCAGCGACTGAACATTGGCCAGAGTTAACACACCGTTGTACACTTTGATAAATCCTATATCAGCTGTTTGTACTTCACTGCCTGACGAACGACTGAACAATCGCAACTGATTGAAACCTCCACCACCAGCATTGGTGCCGGTGAACAATGTGCCAGTTGGCGAGGAACTGGTTGCAGAATATAGTTGTCCTAGACCTGTTGAAGTGTTCCAAGTAGCAAAATCAAGATGCCAGAAGAGATCAGCACCCGATGACGGCAGGTTAACTGCAAAGTTAGGATAGAATGTTTGGTCGTGGCCGTTGTACAGGCCCATGAGCCAGTCTTTGCTGGCTTCGCTTTGTGTGTTCAATAATCTACCATCAGCAGTTGCTATGCGTCTGTAGGCCATGAACACTGTGTAACTTTGTCCGGTAACATAGTTAGGACCACCATAGATAACATCAGTGCCCACGTTGTTGCTTTTTCTAAATAATCCACCGTTGGAAGATTGCCAAGTGATACTGCCGCCAGCATTGGCCACCGATAGTGTGTAAGTTCCTGTAGCATCCGAGGTGCCGTTCACAGGCACAGCAGAATAGTTGGCTGCGTCTAAATCGTATACCAAAGTTGGCAGTGAGCTTCCGCCCTGCGATCTAGCAAGATATATTCTATGAGAGGCTACTCTTAGCATTATGCAAATCCTGTAACTAAACTAGCATAGTACACACTGCCAGTATAGGTGATAGTTAACATGTCAACAGAACCAACTGCTGTGCTTAGAGTTTTAAGGCCGCCGGCAAACTTCATAGTGCTAGTTAATGTGTAACTACCACTGCCGCCCTGTGTTAGAATCAATGTTAAAGTTTGTCCAGTTTGTGGATTAGAAAATGCATTTATTGTAATGCTTCCGGTTAGTGTAACATTTTGTAAAGCACCATTGGCAGCGTCTGGAGTAAATGTACTGGCAAATGTGGCTGTATAAACTGTATCGCGAATTTCTTTAACCACTATTGGTTGTAAAAATGATGTTATAGATCCTGTTGGATTAACTTCTATAACTTTAACATTGTTAGAATAGAACTGCACAAAACCGTCGCCAGTGCTGAACATACCAGTGTCAAGTCCGCCATCACCCGTAAAGCTATACCCCGTAGTACCAGTTCCGCCTGCGCTGGCTAAGAACATTGCAGATGAAAGCTGTCCGCTGGTGTTAAGAGTAGCTGTTGCACTACCGTTAACTAAGTTAGTTTTATCTGCAGGAGTAAATGTAAACACACCAGTTGCTGGAACATAACTTAATGCGCCGCCGAGGTTTGCAGTTGCTGGTGTAGCTAAACTAAAACTATTGCGTACATAAGTTTTTAATACTGTTCCGGTTAGTTTGTAGTTAGTACCAGCACTCACTGTGGAAAATACAGTAGTATCGACTAGAGTTGCTAATGCAGGTAATTCTGTTATTTTAATATTTGCCATTGTTATTCCTTATTCTGTAACGAAATCGTCAAATTCTGTTTCTAATGTTTGTACATCCCCATTTTCTAATATCATGAGATACTGGGGTTGTGGTAGTGCAATCCATGGTCTGCCTGATTGCAGTTCTCCGGGCTCGGTATTTTTTACAGCCGTGATACCTACATATTGTGTGGGCAATGAGTTAACATTGTATTCATTGCGAGCACGGTAAAATGCTTTAGTAGTATCTGGTCCCGAAATAACAGACCCGTCAGCGGCTAAGGTGTAACCTTGACGCTTGAGCTGTGCTAGATCAAGTTTGGCTTTTTGTCTAGCCTCTTTGTCTGCTAGGCCGACAGCGCCTAATTCCGTTGCGTATATATTAAATTCTGTACCTATAGGGATTAATGCCGTGTTAAGTTCATTGACTCCAGTGCCCTCTAGAAATGAGCCGCTGTTAGTAGTAACATTCCAAATAGCGGCGTAGGTATCAGCCTCTTCAGTGGAAAACTGTGTTCCATCAGGTTGATCCATTGACCTTGTGAAACTGGGTTGTCCGTTAGTAGGCACAAAAGTCCAAAGTCTACCTGTTGGTGGCGTACCTGAAGCGTAGGTAAAACTGGTAATAACACCATCACCAGCCGCACACACATAGTTCCATACTATGTCATTAGCAGGCGAAACGCCTCCTACAAATTGCGAACCAGGCATAGTGAGTGTAGCACCAGTTGCATGGTATCCGCCGGCGCCATCTGCGACAGTGACATTACTAAAAGTTCCGTTGGCGTTTAGCGTAAAACTAATCAGGGCCGATCCATAGGTAAACGCCAACCCAGTATACTGTCTAGCAGATAATGCTGGCAGGGCCAGTACTTGTGCTATATAAGCATCTATTGTGCCGCCGTCCTTTCTAACAACAAAGCCCGTACCGTATGCATCATAGGTAAATGTGCCCGCTGATACTAGAAAACTAGCAGTATGGCTAGTTGCTGTTAAGCGTATAGTTAGTGTTGATATGCCGTTAGCTGCCATTGTGTTTTTCCATTATCTTGGTGGTTCTTCATCGGGCACACTTTCTATTGCTGCAATGTAGGTTATTGTGCCAATCATGACATAGTCTTGGTCCGGGAAAGTGAGGTTGGTATCATTCAGCAGTGCGATGTAGGCACTGGGACCTGCACTCAAGCCATGCCAATACAACTCCACTTTCTTGGTGCCACCCAATACCTTGCCAGACACATGTGTTGGTGTAAGACCAAACTCAAAATAATCCAACACAAGATTGCCTATGTGTTCTGACACGCCCAGTCCCCCTGTGGTGTCAAAGGCTGTGAATGGCAGATCAATTATCTGTATTGATGAAGGTATTGTGATAGTGTGAGCACTGACCTGTATGGTAAAATAGCAGGTCACATGCCTACCAGTTTTCACATAGCGTCCTTCTTGCTTGGCATAGGTGAAAGCACCCACACCCGTGTTGGTTTTTAATGCAGGGATCCATGTGCCCAACTGTTGCTCAAGGCTCGTTATAGTAACATCAGCCACACCGCTATTATACACAGCAGATACTGTGCTTCCAATGAAATTGATTGTTGTGACTGGCAGGCTAAGAGTCAAGCCTTCGTCACTGACTATGATAGTGTTACTGGCTGCTGCCGCTGCTGGAATAGTCACCGTGACATCATTAGTCATAGACACTGTGGTAGTAACACCTGCGCCAACAAAATCAATCATATTTGGATGAGTGGTCAACACAGAACCCTCATCCCTAATTTCTATGCCTCTAACTTTTACCTCCACATTACCCGGAGTAGGCACCGTGGCCACAACACCCGGGCCAACAAAGTCCAGAGTAGAAACAGCAGTGCTTAAAGATGTGCCTTCGTCTTCAACTGTAATGGTGTTACTGACTGCTGGAATAGTCACTGTGACCACATTTCCCACAGCAGTGGCCGTGACTCCTGCGCCCACAAAATTCATGCTGTTGGCAGTGGCTGCAACAATGATTCCTTCCTCACTGACTGATACTCCGGCAATGCCGCCGGGAATAGTCACATCTACATCACCAGTAAGTGGATTTCCCACAGTGGCCGTGACTCCTGCACCCAAGAAGTTTAGACTGCTTGCGGCGGCAGTTAGAATAAGATTCTCATCTTTGACTAATATGATACCACTGCCGCCACCACCGCCTAGTATGATTAGACCGCCCGGAGTTGATCCATCACCTATCCGTAGTGTATGCGTGACTTTGTCATACCAAATTCTATCTAGTTGACCTATTCTTGTAGATCCGTCACCGTAGTTGCGTCTGCCTGAAAAAAGGTCTTGTGTAAACGGCATAGTTTATTCCTTAACCAAGTGGCTCGTCGTCTGAAGCCAGATGAACTACCACTGGATTAACACCTGCATTTTTTTTGATAGCATCAAGTTCGTCTGGAGCACCGTGGTCATCTTGATCAAATGCGCTGGGAACATCGACTGCTTTCTTTAACAATTCTAACTTTTGCTGTAGTGGCGGAATCATTACTCCGCTGCCATCATCGTTATCTTGTTCAGGCTGAGCAAAGTCTTTTGGTTCTGCTGGCAGGTCTTGATTGCTGTCGTTTTCGATATTGTCTAACTTGTCTGCTAGACTGCGTAGCAAGTCTGTTATTTTCATAATTTTATTTCCTATGTTAATATTTAGCGGGAATTTGACATTATTAAAATTCCATGCTATAATAAAAAGTATGCGTATAAAACCTGGCGAATCCAAAGAAGATTGGGCTAAAAGAGTCCAACAATACGAGCATGGCCATGCTCTTAAAAGGATTGCACAAGGTGATCCCATTGAGCAAGTATTAGAAGATATGAGTAAACGCATGACTCAAAAGCTATTATATCCGTTTATACAGGATATCAAAGATGGCAATAAAACTGAGTTTGATGCTGAAGAAAATCGCAGGCGCTATAAAGAATCCTATTTAGACAAAAACTCTCCAAAGGCAGACCAAGTCAGTGATCTACCTACAGATTATTAATCGGGACTTTTAGCGCACTTGTTAGTTTGAATCAATACACCGTGATGTATTATTGGCACCAGCTTTGTTTAGCTTCACCGTAGTATTCACGAGCAAAGCCATTAGCAATCAAGGCAGCACGTAAGCTCTGTCCATTTAGAATGATATCGCCCAATACACGACCACCGAATTTATCCCAACCATATAGAATGACCTGTCGCTGTTGACTGGCGTTAATGAGACCTTTAGTGAAAACGCTAGCGGCTTCACCACGTTGCTTTTCGCTGTCGCATTGACCTCTAAATCCTTTTTCCGGAGTATCGACGCCATAGACTCGTACCGCAAGTTCGGGCTTAAGGGGTTTAGGTAAAAAGGGTGCGGCGATAACAACTGTATCGCCATCTGTTACTCTAATAATTTGTGCGTCATATGTAACACCCTGTGGTGTTTTTTCTGCAAATGCCAGCATTGGGACTAGCAATAATAATGCCAATAATCGTTTCATGTGTACTCCGTGTTATAAGAGTATTTATTAGAAATTATTGTTAAACCACCCAATTTTCTTACCGGCAGCTATGCGGGTATCGTATTCGTCTACACTACTGGGGAACCGCCACGCCCATACTGCCACAAAGAACATAAAAATACCTGTAGCAACAATACCTCTTTGGGGCACACTGGCAAAATACATAATGACTAGACTACTGCTCATAGTGATCAGCATAACAAATTTAAGTTTAATTGGGAACACACGCTTTTTAACCCAATTATTTAAGAATGGACCAAACACTTTGTGATTGTATAACCACTGATGCATACGATCACTGCCTTTACTGAAACAATAAGCAGAAAATACAACAAATGGACTATAAGGGATACCGGGTGTGATCACTCCGATATACGCCATGCCTAGACTTAAGAAGCCTAGACAATTCCAAAGAAACTTTTTCATAGCAGTCCTTAATTAACTGCTAATATTTAGTTGGGTTTAAATAGGTAAGATCCAATATGGCCACAGACTGTTTGGGGATCTGCCCACATCTTAATTCCTGCATATCGAAGTTTCTTACAAAAATATAAATCTTCTGATATAGATAATGCGTTCAGATCATAGCCTGTATTATAGAAGTAAGGCATGTCGATTCTATCAAACACTGATGTTTTGATTAGAACGCAGCCAAATCCACAGGCATCTATTTCAAATAAACTTTGAGATTCTGGAACAATACTATAAAGTTTTCCCTGCTGATCTTTGCTATAGATCTCATACTCAACAGGATCCAAACGTTTTTTCATATAGATTCCGCTGACTAGGTCAACATCATGTGCCATTAGCCTAATCAGTATGTCAGAAGGGAATGTCATGTCACTGTCTACAGCAAATAGATAATCATAACTCTTAGCAGAGTTAGCAATATTATTTCTAATATGATCTATTTGATATCCAGTATAATACCTAAAGTCTACCTCTACATGGTCAGGAACATCTAGATCAAATATTGACTTAAATGTTTCTGACTCTATGTATTTGGCCGTAGGTATTGCAATTAATACTGACCGCATTTAATTTATAAATTCAAGCCAAGCATCGTGCCTAATGTTAAAAGGCATCTTCTTACGCTTACTGACAAGTTCGTAGTAGTCGGGCTTGTAGGGCTTCTTCTTTGGCTTGAGCGTTGTCTTGTCACCTTTGTTAGCGTTACAGTTTCCGCAGGCACAGACAGTATTGTCCCAAACACTTTTACCACCTTTTGAAGTTGGTACCACGTGGTCAAGGGTACACTCTTTCTTTTCTAGTTTGTCGCCGCAGTATTGGCAGACATGCTCGTCTCGCAGGTATACATTGCTACGGCTAAATCTAACCGCAGTCTTACACTTCATGTAGTCACGCAAGATGATAACTGAGGGAACAGGAGTTTCCCAACGAGCGGATCTTACAATCCAATTGTCGTGCCAAGCGAGTACACTGGCCTTGTCCAAGACCATGTATTTGATGGCTTCTTGCCAATCAACTGTGCTTAGTGGTAGGTAGCTGACAGGGTTGCCGTCAGCATTTAGGATTAGACAATCACTCACGATACTCTCAATTTAATTAAAGATTAGCTATTATACTACAAATATTTACTCAAATCAATATCGATTGAGCAAATTCTTTGCCAGATAACTCAACACTTTGATTCCATTGATCCGCGTTATCGGATTCAAATAGTAGGTCTAGATCTGGATTGGCTAGTAGCCAACTTAGGTCGTGTTTTCTAGGAGGAGTGCCACGAACTTCATTTTCTAATTGTCCCACAGACCACCCACATAATCCCAAGAACATTCGCCAATGTTTTGGTCTGTCTCCCATGGCCATTTTAGCCAATAGGTCTTCTGCTGAACTAATGCTAAGACGAGGGGTTATCTTCATAGTATTACTACATTTCCATTCCGATGTGTGTAGCATACTTAGGGCTTTAATGTTCACAGGACCACCTAGATAGATGTAGCCCGGCACATTAATTTTAAAGCCGCATTGATCAGCAAACTCGGTAACACTCATTTGGCTTCTTTTATTTAGAACAATTCCAACTGATCCTTGTGGATGATGCTCAGTTACATAGATGACAGTTTTATACCAAAACGACTCTTTAATAGCCGGTGGCGCGATTAGAAGTTTATTCTTTAATTCCATTATGCAAATCGCTCTACTGATTGCTTAACATCGGCAACTGTTATTGTGCCATCACGATTTCTATCTAACCCTTTATTTTGTGCATAGACCTTACCGCTAAATCCCTCAGCGCCTTGTTGACCTAACACTTTTGAGTCGTCGGCCCCAACGTACTTAGGCATGAATACTGCCATGTATAGATCGCCGAGGGTGCCATTACCTACTCCGGTCATTTTAAAATACTTGTAGACATAATCTAACTGTTGTACTCCGTTCATCTTAAACAATTCTTCTGTGCTAGTGCCTAGACGTTGAGCAGTCTTTGGCATAAATTGAATAAGGCCGGTGGCGCCGCTTTTGCTGTTGCGGGCCTGAGGATTTACTCCAGACTCTTGTTTCATCACAGCCAACAAATCACTTGTCTTAACTCCTAACTCTCTTGCAATTTTTTCTAGTTTACGATTAAAGTCTGGATCTTGTATAGTGCTAGTGTCTACATCTGCACCTGATCGTCTGCCTTTAACATCTGCATCTGTACTGTTAGTTAGACTGGCTGCTGCTTCTGGATTAGCTTCAAGTGTTTTGTTAATGTGTGCAACAGTTTCTTGATCGGGATGCCCTGTAATACTGGGCATCTTTGCGGCTGTTTGAAAGTCTTTGATACCTTTCTCTGTATAGGGTCCCATGATGCCATCTACACCCATGGGGCCTACACTAAAACCCAAGGCCTTAAGTGCTTTCTGTATATCAGCTACAGCAGGTCCACGTAGTCCCTTAGGTTCTGATACTGTGAAACTTTCTTTTAATTGTGTTACTTCTCTAAATCTCATTTTAACTCCAATCGGGTAATGGTCCGCCGTACTTCTTGCCTTTGATCTTATGACCGCCTACTTTAACGCGACTTTCTGGGCCTTTGCCCAGCTTGTGACTTTTATCACCGTCGCGGGCACGTAGGCCTTGACTCTTACAACTGGATAAGTTGCTGGCTCCTAGTTCTGCATCAGGTCGAGCACTTTTGCATAATTTAAGACTAGCTTTGCCTGCCTCGTCTAGACTGGTGTGATCGTCGCCGCCACAGAACTGACATGACATAGTATTTTTTAATGTAAATTCGTTTAATCGCATAATGTAATATTTAGCCGGTTTCGTGATCCAGCCACTCGTATACATTTAGCCATTTACGTTTGCCCACAGTCTGCTTTAACAGCGTAAGATCTGCACAGGTTGTCCACCGCATACGATCATTTTCTTCTGGGGGTGCTGATACAGTGCGTAGTTCTACACCTTCTTGCTCTGCTATGTACTCTGCTATATCTAAGAAGCTGTGCGGTAATCCTGAACCCACATTCCAAATACCCGAACCATTGACAGTTTTAATAAAGTCCACGTGTAGTTTGCACACATCACCTACCCAAGTCCAGTCACGTTTAATCTTATCGGCATTGTCCCACACTTCAATGTAGCCGTCTTTGCGAGCTTGTTGGCGCCACTTATGTATGGCATTACTTCGCTTGCCCCTAACATTCATCCATTTTCCGTAGACATTAAAATAGCGGAATCCTTGTACGTAGATAGTGGGATGTTGATTAAAGACCCAACGATCAAACAGGTACTTGCTCCAAGCATAGGGAGTTTGTGGAAGGCAGGGTGCATGTTCTGCAAAGTTCTTAGTATTGCCATAGACTGAACTAGAACTGGCATATTGTAGGTGTACACCATTGTGTTGACACTCTGTAAACAGCCATTGGCTAAACTCTAAGTTTTGATGCAGTATTTTATCTACATCTGTATCGGTCATGTCAGCTATGCCGCCTAGATGTATGACCCAATCATAATCTCTTACATCTGGCCAGTCAGTGGGATCCCAGTCCCAACCTTCAACATGCCATCCTTCTTCTTGGCCTAACCAAGAGATCATGTTACGGCCAATAAATCCCTGGTGTCCAGTTACTAATATCTTCATAGATACCTCTCAAGGTATTTATAGTACCAGATTGTTCAGCCGTAAAAAAAGGGCTCTAAAGCCCTTTTGATCTCATTTAGAGATTAGAGGCTGATGCCCATTGACTTGGCAAGGTAGCCAAGTGCAACGATTTCACGGCTTGGTTTGCCCATTTCGTACTCGGTAATTGTAAGACCATTACCAGCAGTGCGAGTGTTGCTGTAGACTGCATAACCGTTTTGACGAATGCGGCTAGCTTCAGCTGAGATGTTCTTGATGCCAAAACGCTTTTGAGCTTGACTGGCTGTCAACTTCTCGCCATTGTACAAAGCTGAGAACAGCTTGAATGTCTTAGTTTCTTTTGAAAAGGTATATTTCATTTGTTTTTCCTTGTGTGTAAATTAGCGTTACCTAACGCATTTGTCTAGTATACTATCGCTAGTGTTATAATACAAGACGTTTGGTGGTAAAACTTATTCCTCGATAACCAACCAATTTATGTTGTAGAGATCGTGTTCAATTTCTTCGGAAACAAATCCTTCGGGTACGTACCCTTTGATTCCATCACTATCACCATTGCCAAGACCGTCACCGATGCCACTACAGTACCAGTCCATGTAGTCACCGGTTCCTCTAATATCGGCTATGATGCCTCCGGCATATCTCCAACTACAGTGCCAAAGATCATCTTTTAACATGGGCCACAGATCTCTTTTTTGAAAATCGTTGTTGCACAGTGCCGCATATAAATTTTGAGCATAGGTATCGTTGTTTTGTACCTTATCTTTGATGTCCATTGACTGCATAAGGTCTGATTTGAGATCAGGTGTAACGTACTTGCTCACAGGTTTACAATATCTTTGGCAGGGTTATCTTTTTCAATCAATCCAAAGAATTTTTGGTTGGGGAACTTGTGTTTTACTTGGTCAAGAAGTTCTTGCAAATTCTTTCCTTGAGCGACAAATTGATCGTCGTGTTTGGTGTAGGCATAGAGCATGTCACCGTGTCGTTCAACTTTAACTGCTGTAGCATCTTCCTCGGCTGTGTCTTCTAGATCATCCTGCTCTAGTTTAAACTTTTTAACAGTATTGGCTATTTTTATAAACCGATCTGGATCATCATAGATCTGTCTGAGTGTAAAAAAGTTTTGAGTCTTCTGACCAAGCCAAAAGACAAAGTAGATGCCAGCAATGTATAGTATGATTTCCATATTATATTTACATTTTCAGTGTTTCAAATGTGGCTATCTTAGCAATGCGTTCACCAAAGTCTTGATCTTTATTAATAATATAAAGTTCATGATCAACTCGTTCACTGCGGCGATCATATCGACTAAACTCTACTATCTTGCCTCCGTGTGCATTGTACACTTTAAAGTTTAAGGATTCGTCAGTTGCTGGAGTATGTCCTTTAGGTCTGTTGCCGCCAATGATGTTTTTACTGCTGGTTACTGCATACTCATCTTGAAAGCTATTTTCTTTTTTATTAATCATTATTCTTTCTGCTCGGCGCAGAATCCAAGTGTCAAACCATTTCATTTTTTCTTACCTTTTTTTCTACATTCTTTTCTAACTGCGGGGGGTACATCTTTACCAAAACTTATCACATCTGTACAATTCCATCTTTCTTCTTTGGGAACATATAGTATCCAAAATACT